AAAAGTAATTGTTCTTTTAGATTGTGGTAATTCAAAGCGATATTCATTTTTATGTAGTTCTGTTTGACCTGAACCATCATATTCCTGTGATTCGAATTGAGTTAAATCAATCGTATCTTTTTGCTTTGTACCTGGCATTGATGGGTCATCTATTTCAACTTCATAATCTTTACCATATCCTAAGATTCTAGCTGCAATCATAATAGCGTTTTTATCACCCATACCTATATCCACATATTTTACAGATGCATCTTCACCATTTGATATAATCAATGATTGAAACAACCTATCTAATACTGAACCATCTTTTATGTAAGATTGTGTAGTAAGTATATCCTCTTCTTTAGCTGTCATATACTTCATCTCTACTTTACCACTCGAAAGGGGATTATCTTTTGGATAAATCAAACCTTTTGATGGTAATTCAATGATTTCTGTTGGAAATTTATAATCAGAAACCTTTTTTTGCTCATACTGCTGTTTAGCGAGCTCAACCATATCTGCATTAGAAGATGGGTTTTTATAATCGTCTTGTAGTTTTTCTTGACTCATATCTTTTCTCGTTTTAAAACTTATTTAATATTGGTTAACCATATATAAATATACAAATATAATTAATTAAACCAATTAAACGAAAAAACCCCTACTAACTTAATAGTAAGGGTTTCTAAATTTGTAATACTTAGTATAATTTGATAATTAGTATTGTAATATTGCGTAATCGTATGTAAGTGTTAAATCTACAGTTGCTAATTCTTCACCAGTATAGTCCATATCTGAGAACTTTGCTGCTTGAATGAATGCTCCTTTAAGTGTCCACTCTTCTACTTTATCACCTACAGGACCCAAACTGTTAAATGTGATATCTTTTTTGTAGAAATCAGAGTATCCATCTCGTCCTGTTACAGATTCATGGTGTAATCTTACCCATTCCATTGCTGCTTGTGCTGCTGATGGAACTACTGGGTCATATAGTGATACTGTGATATCACTCCACTCACTTCTACCTTTAACATATCTTCTAACGTTAACGTGGTCTATTGTAACTTTACCATTTGTTATTTCTGGTCTGCTGGCTGCTTTCACTAAATACGCTGGGATTCCCTCAATGTACATAATGAATCTGTTTGACATCTTCGGTTCGAATGATGTAAACATTACTTCTGTTGGGTCTAATAATTGTGCCATTTTTGTTTTCCTCTGTTTCTAATTCTTTAATATAAATATAGTTCTTTTTAAAAAATAGTTAGTTCCCCCAAAAATATTAGGGGAACTAAGATATTATTTATATACTATTCTGGAAATGCTGCTCCAGTTGGTAGTACGTTAAAGTCAAGAACTATAAATTCTGCTGTTTTAGCTGGTTGTAAGAATATCTCACCCACCATTATATTTCTATCAATTACATCTGGTGTGTTGTTGGTTTCATCCATTTTCACTTTAAATGCGTATAAACCTTGTCTTTGTTGAATTGATTCTAAGTAAGGATTAACGATTGATAAAAATCTATTTCTAGTTGCTGCTGTGTTATTTTCAAACACTAAGTATCTAGTAGATGATGCGATGAATTTCTTCACTGCTATTAACAATCTTCTTACATTGATTCTATCCAATGCCGATGGTTTTGCTTGTAATGTTTTCTGTCCAAATACAGTTACACCCTGACCAGGGAATGTTGCGATTGGATTCATTCTACCTTCGTAAAGTGCATCTCTCTCAACTCTAGTCAATCTTGTCTTAGCTTCAATTACTGAAGTTAATCCACCTCTATTTAATCCAGCTGGTGCAAACCATTCGGCTGCAACCTGGTCATTAAATGCTATAACACCCGGAAGTACTACAGATGGCGGAACCCAAACAGGTTTGTTTTTGTCTGTATTCAATATCTTAACCCAAGGATAGTAAGATGCTACATAGTTTGAATCAAATGCTTGAACAGCGTTAACTGCCGTAGATATTGAATCACTCCATGCAGATGCATCCATAATAAAGAATGTATCTTGTCTATCTTCACACATATCTTTAGCAAATGTTGTTACTGAAGAATGTAATCTATGTATAAGACCTGGTATTACTAACATATTAATATCAAATTCATCAGGATTAGATACAGCGTTAATTGCTTTTCTGTATGCTAATGTTCCTGCTGCTGTGTTTGATGAACAATCCCATCCTTGCGTATTTCCAGAAACAATATCGTTTCCTAAAGATACAACTCTAGAAGGTTTGAATCCATCAAATCCACCTTGAAATGGTACTAAGAACTTACGAGAGTTAATCGAAGTATTAGCATCATTCAATGATATTGCTCCACTATTAGGTGATGCTGATGTTGGATAATTAGCTCCACTTTCCTGATTGTAATCACCTAAATAGAATGCCGTACCTACTACTGCCGTTGCCGAATCAGGAGTTGGTGCTAAGAAGTTTCTATTATCGTTAACTGCGAAATCAAAATCTAATCCGTAGAATTTCTTAGGATTGTATGATTGATTGATTTGTTGGCTAGCTACAAATGTTGGATTTGGTAATGCAAATGCAGTTCCAAATGGATTTTGTAATGCTGCGAATCCGAATGGTACTAATGATTCATCAATAGCTTTATTATTAACCGCTGCTGATGCTTCTACTCTAATGTTTTCTGAGTTGTTAGCGTAATCACCATTTGTTGATAATTTACCATCTGCATCTACAGTAATATACTTATCACCAATTACTCTTACGATATAATTTGGTGAATCAGGATCTAAGTTAACACCTTGAAAAGTTTCAACTAAGTTAGGTCTGATATCTGAATCAACTACTCCTACGAATGGTGAACCAGCAATCTTATCTTGGTCTACTCTTCTTACTACTACAGTAAATGAACCATATGTAGAACCAGGAACCGAACCAGCTGGTTTGATATCTTGAATACCTACTTTGAATTCATAGTTAGTTGCCGTACCATGTGATAATGTATGGAACTTAAATAAGTTAGTAGTATTACCACCAACTTTTTGTGATGTAATAAAAGGTGTAGAAGCTTCTGTATAAGCTTTTGTATAATCTATATTTTTAGAAACATCAATTGTTACTACTGGAATTTCACCTGCTTTTGCGAATGATGCTGATTGGAACGTTTTAAAATTACTTAAAACATATCCTTCTTCAGAACCTTTTGGAGAAAATCCGAATGATTTTGTATAGTAATTATCACTTGTTGGATTTAATGATGCTGAATATACTTTTGATACAGCTTCAGAACCATTCAAATCTAATGAAAATATTGATGCTGATACCGGTGTACTACCGAAATGGTCACCAATTGTTGAATCATCAAATACATCTGCATCTGATACTATTTCATGTGTTGGGTGTATTACTGCTACTACTTTAGCACCATGCGATGATGATACTGTTAATGCTACTGGTGATTCCAGAGTGTACCCGTCTTTTCCTAATACTCTAACGATTGTTGCTGTTCCAGCATCTTCTAAATAAGCTTGAGCCGTATATGGTAGATATGAATTTTCGTCTAATCCACCGAATACTTGCTGAAACTCTGAAAATGATGATACTGTTGTTGGAACGAATGCAGGACCTTTAACTGCTGACCCTATTAATGCTGCTCCAATTTCGCCAATCCCTTGAGGTAGAAACGACAAGTCCTTTTCTCTTGTAAATACTCCAGGACTTACTATTCTTTCTGCCATTTGATTCTCCTATTAATTTCTTTTGGTTTTTATTATATATATAAATACATTAAAAAATTCAAAACGATTATACTTATGAGATAGGAGTAAAAGTTCCTGATTCTAAGTTAAACTCACCAACACCATATTTTTCTTTGAATTCTTCAGTTAGTTTTGTTTCACTAGCTCTTAATTCTTTATATTCGTTGATAAATCGTTCTTTAGCTGCTTTGATGTTTTCAATCATCATTTCAGCATTAACCAGTTCTACTTCTACTTCACCCATTCTTGCAGTAATATCTGCAAAATCACCTCTAAACTTTTTAACTTTATCAATATCAACTTGCTCAATACTGATAACTTCTTTTTCTTTTACGTTTTTTACTTGTGCCATAACTTTTGTTTTTTAAATTATTGATTACTACTTAGTATGTCTATAAATATGAGAATTTATTTCTAAAGATTAAATATTAGAATTTAATTTCCATACTACCTTAGATGCACCAAATGATTTTTGTGTATTTACCTTAGTTCCTGTATTTTTAGGGATAATATATGCTTTAGTTGTTAGAGTTACATTACTTCTTACAAATCTTTCTTCACCTACACCATTCGTAGTTTCAAATGCGTAAGATTCACCTTTTATTTGAAACTTGTATCTATCACCAAACGCACCACCTTGAAAATAGATAATTTGTTCTACTAATTTGTTTAAATCTTCCATAAAGTCAGTCCAAACAATTACATCATATTGAATGTTTACATAATCTGGTCTATCTACTATATATCTTTCTTGAACCGGCACTTGGCCTGTTAATTCGGAAAATGCATCGTATTTGTTTTCATTAGAGTACTTTTTAACAAATGCCATTGAAGTATCCTCATCTGTAAGTACTTTTAGTTTAGAGTATTCTGTATTAATATCTAATGAATTTCTTTTAAATGAGATAAGTGGTGTTTGTACCTTACCATTAGCATCTCTCATAAACCCATCCTTTTGTGCAGATGCCCAATTTTCTGGAGATGCATACATTACAGGTACTGGAATGAATTTACCATTTTCTTCAATCATAGGTTTAACATTAGTCTCTAAGAAACCTTTAAATGCTAAATCGATATCGTATAATCCTACAGATGCATTCTTTGTATCATCGTGTTTACGTGATATCTGTTTAGATTTGTCTAATATAGGGTCATCCGAAAATGAACTTTGTGTTCTTTTCAAATCTATTTTATTATCGTTAGGTGTTCTGTATTTTCTAGCCATTTTAGATTCCTATAGGTAAATCATTATTATCTTTGTTAACACCTGCTCTAAAATCATCTTTTAACTTTAGTTGACTTCGTTTAGCTACATGAGTTTCACATATAACTGATAAATTATATCCTTGTGTATCACCACCATCCCAAGTTTTAGGATTTTTTCCTGCAAAAAATTGATTTGTAAATGTTACATCAACTATATGTTGTTCATCATTCCAATCTATAACATCACCAATTTCAGGATATACATTTTTTTCTACTAAAGTATCTCTTAGAAAATAGAAGTTTACATTTCTAGTATATGATGCACCGAAATCATCAAATATCTGTTCTGCATTTGTCCTATCAACTAATGTGGCTATTTTTACTGGATTATAATATATTTTATTCTTACCCTCACCATATAGGTTACGTTTGGTTTCATCTAAAATTATTTTATAGTAGTACACTTCAGTATCAATGATATCTGTAATTAGCTCTTTATTTATTTTACTAAATAATGCTACATCCCTTTGTCCACCAAATAATGCCATAATTTACCCTATATAAATTGCACGAGGAACTCTATTAAGAGTTAGTTCCATCGCTTCTGATTCTTCTTGCTGTGCTACTAAAAGTGCTCTTCTAGAAGTTGCTTCTAAGTTTTCTCTCAATTCAGCTATTAAGATTTCTTTTTCTGTAGATGCCTCACTTCTTAAATCAGCTCCATCTAATGTAATTTCTGAGTTAGGGATTGGTACTGAACTAAACTTAGAACGAACTGCTCCTAACATTTCTTTTGCTAATGCTAGTGTATATTTTTCAATCCATCTTTTACCAACATGATTTATGCTTGTATATGGTATTCTATCATACTTAGCGTTTGAGTAATCAGATACTACCGAATTCCCTAATATTGGGTTGTTTCTTTCTGATTCTAATATATAATGGAAATGTACTGTGTATGGGTCGTTTGGAATTGGAAATAATCTAATTCTATTATTTTGAATATCAAATCCATATTGAGATTTACGAACCATATCGTTAAATTCTATTGCTTGTAATCTTAATAAATCATCATAAAGTGGTTGCATCATAAATGAAACACCTGGTGAGTAATTACCCCATCCAAATGTATCCATCATTTGTTGTGAACCTAAACCAGTTCCCACAAATGGGTCAAAGTATCTAACCATAGCAGGTGGTGCATTATGCATCATCTTTTTGATTTCGAATTTATCAACACCAGCTGTACCAACTTCTAAAGATGCACTTGAATTAGCTACATCTTTTAAATCATAAATTTGTTGCCCCGCTTTAGCTTCGAATGAACCAGTATAATATGT